GGACCGTATGGGATGCCTCCGTCCTTGAGAGGGACTGTCCATCCATAGATAACCCGAAGGAAGCGCCGTGCAGTCTCTTGGCATTTTGTTTAGCACAGAATTATTAAGTCAATATTGACACTGATTTTGGGCTATTACATCTATGAACCCCATATAGTTTAACGTCTTTTCGGACGGTATGGTGTTCTGCCGACTGCAAGTGCACTCCCTAAAGGGGATTCATTGGGGGACAAGGGGGGAGACGAGTATTGACGAGCTGGATTGATTCTAACTCCTGGATCCTCCGATCGGACATCGGTTTTAGCCGATAGTCACGACGGAACTTCGAATAGAAGACCTGGTCAGACACCTTGACGGCGCCTGAATGGGCACGCATCGCATAGGCGGGCGTTCCAGCCAGGGATCCTGGAGAGAGAACTCTTCATGCTCCTCGATAACATAGTCTCCGACGACCATTCTAGTATTCGCCAAAGCTCCGAAGTACTTGGAAGTAGGGATTTGAATTCCCCCTTTCAGGCGGTAAAGAGCCATTGACGGATTCTGGAAGAACATCGCAGCAACGATACGTTGCTCTTTTGTGATTCTCATCGTAGGGGGAGCGTATTCCCTTCCGAAGCCAAGACCACCAAGATGTACAGGAAGATACCAGTTGGGACGTAAAAAGTCACCAAACCAGTGTCCACTGAACCTCTTCATGATCAATGGTAAGACACAGCGAGACCAGGGTAAGAACGAGAACATCTCGTTCACACCTCGAGAGAGCTGGGTCGGTAGAGTCACATCGGTGTCTGAACTTGCCTTTCGGAATTGGCCCTTTCCGGAAATAAAGCGCTGGTTAAGGTATGATTTCCTCACCATAGCGCCCGATTTCCTGAGAAAGACCTGAGAATTAATGGTACACATATCTTGACTGACATAATTTTTGCCGATCGAGATTTTGAGTCCAATTTCCTCAGTAGCCTGGAAGAAATATGAGAGAAAATCGCGAGTGCACTTCATAAGAAGGTCATCCCCGTTAACAATCACATTTCTCCACATTCTGGAAGCGAGTTCAGACCGCGAAGGGTCGTCTTTACGCCATCTCTTAATCGCAGTTCTGTATGCGGCTAAATTAAGCGCACACAGGATCGCGAATGAGAGAGGGTGCCCCATGAGTTGACTCTCAAAAGAGTCAACCTCAGAGCCATCCGGATAACACAGGTGGGCATATGAGAAAGAGAGGGCTCCGAACTCAACATAGCTGAATTCGGGATCCTCTGCCAAGATCTTAAAGAAGTGCATCGAAGGATGCTTTCTAATAAGATCAGTAGCG